GGCTACAATTCATCACACATGTAACAACTGTGATTCTGAATTTACAATTAAATATGATGTAGAAAAATGTGAAGATGATCCTCATTTCTGTCCGTTTTGCTCAGAGTACATACTGGAAAGCGATACAGAAGATGAGGATGATTAAGATTTCTGTTTACAGTTTTCAAAATGCCAACGTTGCATGACCATACCTTTTCCGGTCTTTTTGCAATGTGGACAAACCACCACATTTTTAGTGTGGTGGTCATTATTTTTATGCCAATCTGAATGAGCAGGTATTTTTTTACCTGTCTTGTTTATTCTCAGTTTGTTCTTTATTTCCTCAGACATAGGTTTTTCATAATTAGGATTATTTGAACCTAATTTTGATTGCCTATAGTTTTCTCTCATCTCATCCGTTATTACTTTTTTTCTTGCAGCTATACCACAAAGTCTTCTTGTTTCGGGCGAGTTGGGAATACCTTTGTTCCATGACGGAACTTTTTCACATTTCATATCATCTTGTGTTAATGGATTTTGTTTTATCCACTTTCTCATCTCAATGAATATATCATCTAGTGGGTCTGGCGTATAAATAATCATGCTGACATTCCTTTACAATGTTAGAGTGGGTGCGACTGTGGTGGTTGGCGACCCACAACTATTTATAAGGATGATTGTGTGTGGTTGTATAACGATATAGAATTTACAGAGAATGATATTGAAAAATATTTTGGTTTTGTATATCTTATTGAAAATAAAATTAGTGGCCGCAAGTATGTGGGTAAGAAATTATTCACACGAGCCGGCACAAAACAAATCAAAGGCAAAAAGAAAAAGGTTCGCCTATCCTCGGGATGGGAGAACTATTGGTCTTCGTCTGTTGGTCTTCGTCTGAAGAATTAAAGGCTGATGTTAAGAAACTAGGAGAGGAGAACTTTGCTCGTAAGATATTGTACCTATGCAAAACTAGGTCTGAATGTTCATATAGAGAAACTAAGGAGATTTTTATCAGAGATGCACTACTAACCACAGAATATTACAATTCATGGGTATCTTGTAAAATACACAAGGCACATGTGTTGAATAAACTATGAAATACTGTAAAGAACCCGATTCGCTACCTAAGAGAAGGAAGTCTATGGCTCGCAAGACAACTGCCAATACAATCATTGAAACTGAAAGAGTTTCAAGACCAAGCAATCACCTCAAACTGAGGCTTGATGACCTTAAAACATTTGACCCATTGACAGAGAATCAAAGACTATTCTTTGATGCATACAAACGAGGAGATTATTTCGTAGCACTACATGGTGTTGCAGGTACAGGTAAAACATTCTGTGCATTGTATAAGGCCATTGAAGAAGTAATGGATAAGTCCAATCCATTTGGTAAGATTATTGTTGTACGCTCTGCTGTACAAAGCCGTGAGATTGGTCACCTGCCGGGTGATGTGAATGAGAAGATGGAAATCTATCAACAACCGTATCGCCAAATCTGTGAGACACTATTTGGTCGTAAGGATGCATGGGATAGACTAGAGGAACAAGGCCACATTGAATTCATATCTACATCATTCATTCGTGGTATGTCCTTTGATGATGCCATCATTATTGTAGATGAAATGCAGAATATGACCTTTGAAGAAATCGATACAGTAATGACCCGTGTTGGTTATCGTTCAAAGATTATTTGGTGTGGTGACTACAGGCAGACCGACCTGAACAAGAAGAAGAATGATGTATCAGGTATTCTTAAATTCTTTGATGTTGCACACCATATGAATGCCTTCACTCGCATTGAGTTTACACCTGATGATATTGTACGCTCATCATTGGTGAAAGACTACATTCTTGCCAAACTACAGTATGAGGATGCAATGGATTAAGGCAATAGAGTCCGAACTCTAGTGAAAATTGTTGCAGCTGCACATATATACTAGTATAATCACTAATATCGTAAACACTATGTTCGGACTCATTTCTTACCTATTATCCTTCTTTGAAGGCAACAGTTACCAATCACGCTTGGACAGATACCTTTCTAGCCGTAATGTATCTGATGCCTCACAATTAGAACACTATGTTAGAGAGTTTGAACGTAACCAACATAAGGCATATCTGTGAAAAACATTCTAAACACAATCTATAAAGCATTTGCAACCCTCGGTAGTTTCACTAAGGAATACCGAGACTTCAAATACGGTGCAACCCGCCGTTAATTCAACTATCGTCTAAGGAGATAAACCATGGCCAATTCTATTTTCACACCATTATATTTTGCAAACTACTTCGTTGACCAAGTACAAGATGCAAAAAACAAGGTCGTTGATACATTCGTGTATGATGACAAAATCAAAACTTCTATCAAAGATTTCGTTGAAGCACAACGTGATTTCACTAAGCAAGTAAACCGCACAACCAATGAAGTGGTTGAGTTGTCTACAGTTGCAATGAAAGAGGTTGCTGAGAAGGCAGCCAAAGCCATCAAGCTTTAATTGTGCATACATATGTCCTGAGGAGACCGGGACATATGAGAAGACTAATTGCACATAGACCATCCAAGAAATTCATGGACACAGCATACACGGCACAATCGTGGGCACCAACTGAACGTAATGGTTGGATTATTAAATTTTCAATCTTTAATGATGACCATATAATGTTGGTGTTTACCTCAAGGTATACAGGGCAAACGGTCATTAGAGAATTTAGTAGTGAAAATGATGCGGTAGACTTTATAAACCTTGTCATTGAACTAGACCCTCACGACTGGAACGAGATTTAAACCAACCCGCCACTAGGCGGGTTTCTTTTTGGTTGCCTACATATTATTGCCACTATACTACGATAAAGAGTGTATAATGCAACCAATGATAAAATTTAAATTTAAAGCAGATGAATTGCTAGCTACACCTAGGCCGCCATTCATACCATATGAGATTAAACAATATGAACCATTTGATAGAGAAATCGGAGATAAACTATCATCTACCGAACAACCCCCAAGCACAAGCCTGCCTGAACAAATTATGCCTACTGGTAATACAGGAATGCATACAGGCAATTAAAGATGCCGATGAAACCCACGCATATACTACATTTGATAAGGATATGATTGGTGGTACAAAACAGCGGTGTGTTACCAGTATTAAAGAGAGGTTTAGTTTATGAGTAGGCAAGATGATAAAGATAAACGCACCAGTAGGTTACATGCTGATGATACTGCAATTAGAAAACAAGTTAAGATTGCTAAAGCACATGGCATAGAGATAAAAGAACCACACAAACTAGTCAAGCATCATGCATTGGACTGTGGTGTGCCTAATTGTCCGTTGTGCTCAAGTCCACGTAAGACATACAAAGAGCCAACGATACAAGAGAAGTCCTTTGACCAAACAAAGGCATGGGTTGATGTACCAGTACCCAAACCACAGGCAGTGGTGCGGCAGATATGATTAAACTTCGCTTTGGTCTATTGACACCGAACGAGGCTCTTGATACAATGGCTAGACTATCAGACCAAATTGGCATGGATTTGTATGATGAAATTGACTATATTAAGAAACGATAACAATGTTTATATTTGATGTGGAGACACTAGGTAAAGAGTCCAACTCGGTCATACTGAGCATGGCGGCAATCTATTTTGATACGACCAAGACACCATCACACACCGAACTACGTGAGTCGGCATTCTTTGTAAAGTTTGATGTTGAAGACCAAATCAAGCGATTGAACCGCAAGGTCGGTAAGAGTACAATGGAATGGTGGTCGAAGCAATGTGAGAATGTCCGTACTGTATCATTCAAACCAAATAAGGCAATTGATGTTAAGTTTGAAGATGGCTATGAAGACATGAGGGCATGGGCAAAGTCTAAGAACGACACCAACTGTTGGATATGGGCACGTGGCAACCTAGACCAATTGATACTTGATTCATTTGAAGAACAACTAGAGATAGAACCTATCTGGCCATTCGCACGGTGGCGTGATGTCCGTACTGCCATTGACTTTCTGTATGGTACTACAAAGGGTTATTGTAAGGTGGTGACACCGCCTTGGGTTGAGACATTTGATAAAGATTTGCATATCACTAAGCACAACCCTATTGATGATTGTGTATTGGATGCTATGATGTTAATGTATGGAGTTGGTAATGAAACACTTGTATAAATCAACCAAGGTGATATTTGATGCTCACCAAAAACAATATGAGGTCTACTATAAGAATTGGTTTGTTTGGCATTACGATTCTTGTTACAAATATGATGACCGGGATAGTAAAGGTTATTTACCATCACCTGTGCATTATTGTGATAAGTTGCAAGCAGAGAAGCGGGCAATTGAAAGAGCTCAATCAATGTTAAACACGGTTGAGGTCTGGAAACAAAGTCAAGTTTTTTATTATTAGGATTAAGCAATGAGTAACCTAGAGAAACATGCCAAGTTAGAATTCAAGGCTGCAGGTTGGTTAGATGATGATGGTAATTACATTGATGAAATGCAAGAGGCTGTATGCCGCCATGTACTGGCCTTGTTAGATGTATTCTCAGCCGAAGGCCATTCAGGCTCATCAGCACCATATACAGTTGACCTATTTAAGAAACTGGCTATGTTTGAACCAGTTGTACCATTGACAGGTGAAGACTGGGAATGGCATGAGGCAAGTGAAGGTGTATTTCAGAACATTAGGTGTTCGCATGTATTTAAACAGGAAGATAGATTTGATGGACAGGCATATGATATTGACGGCAAAATCTTTTGGGAATGGTACACCGATGAAAATGGTGAAGCAAGCAAATCGTACTTTACCGGCAGAGACAGTTGCGTTCCTATTACTTTCCCGTATACACCTGTTAGGACCTATGAGGAATATAAAGAATGAGCGAAGAACTGGTTGCAAAACGTGAAAAGTATTGGTGGGAACATTATCCGTTGCACCAACTATGGTGTAATGATGCCTGTCCATTGGTGCCAAGGTTTGAGTACCGCAAGGGTGATGAATGGAATGCCAATAATTGGTCATTGCATTGGTTAATCTTTCATATTTGGACACTAGAACATTTTAGTTTTGGTGTTGATGCCAATTTACAATCAGATAGTATTTCTCTTGGCCAACTATTGCGCCGTAGACCGGCATTAAAGAATGAACGTGGCGAGTATAATTAAGGAATATAATGATACACCATTATGAAAATTATAATATTATTGGTGATGTATACCGAGATACTGAGGTTTATTCGGTCATAGATAACCTACAGTTGGATAAGCTTGTATTGTCTCAGGTGGTACTACACAAATTTCAAAAGACTAGAGGCCATGTACATGAGGGTGTGGAAGAGGTCTATTTCTTCCAGTTTGGTACAGGCCAGATGGTAGTTGATACCGAGACTGTGACCGTGGGTGCTGGTTCTATTGTATTGGTGCCAGATGGCCAGTTTCATAAGGTTATTAATACAGGCCTCTCCGACCTCATATTCCATACAGTTTACAACAAAACAGAGAATAGAACAGTATATGCAAAATAACCATTGGGGTGAACCGGATGATATTGAGCCAATGCCAGATTGGATGTTGGCCGAGACACACCGCAATCCAAACTATAGACCAGCCAGAGGCAAGACCCTAACCGAATCTATCATGGAGGCGATGAAGAAACCTCCAGTACCGATTATTATACAAGAGCCACCAAATGAATGATGATAAACTAGTTGAGATGATTAGAGAGGTTGACAACACCTTTGCCGTATTGATAGAGAAATACCAATTACCGCCATTGTCTTTCAGCTCTATCATACTTGCACGAATCTTACTGATTAACGAGAGCTGTGGTACTGGCCAAGACTTCCGCCAGTTGTTATCCGAAGTGGCAGTAAAACCGCCAAAGAGCCAAGAGGTCGTACATTGACCGATAAGTTTATAGTATCCGGTACGTACCAAGAGTTCCTACAGTATACCGAGAGGAAGCAAGGTGATGGTGTATTCTACCGCTACGTGGAGAATGTTTATACTATTATGGGTCTAAACGAGATAGAAGGTTATTACATTGGTACATGGAGAGATAAACCAGGCATTAGTGATATCATGCAACACATTGCCATTATTAAGGCTGCGACAAGGGTAAACTATACCCATAAAATGCTGAGATCCACCAATAAATTGATACCATGATAGAATTCAAAGACCTACAGTCGGATGATCCAATTATTCAAGGAGAACTTGATATGCTAAAAGAATTAAACCCTATATTCCTACGTATAGAAGACCTGCCAGATGACTATGAAATGCCTAAGGAGTATAACCATGGACATTGACATAATCATTTTCATTGCAACCATAGCCATTACTGTTGCTGTAGTATTATGGGATATGAATAAGGATAAAAAATGAGTGGCGCAGGCATAACAGGCTTCATTGAAATCTTTGAAGGTCGGCTGAACAAGATGAAGTTACACCTCAAAGAAGAACTAACCAAGGCCAAGAGTGATAGAGACCGTAAGTCCATACGCCGAAGTATTGCTGATGCACGTAAACTAAACAAGACGCTAAAAGAGATGCGTAATGCCGATACCAAACTATGTCCACATTGTGGAGAGAAATTATGAAATTAGATTTTTGTGCCGTTTGTGGTGTAACAACCGACCTACACCAACACCATATAGAGCCAGTCATTATGTCCGGCGTTAAGAGAAAAAAACTAAAAGGTTATGATCCTAATAAGAAATTAAAAGAATGTGAACCAACCGAAGTATTTGCCTGGCTATTCGACCAAGGCATTATATCCGATGATGGAGAGATAACCGTATGTTCCTATCACCACCATTTAATACATGGAATAGTTAAATTCCAATTAGCCGAGCATCATAAACTCATTAGAGAAGGACAACAAAAGGCTCGGGCAAGAGGTGTAAAATTTGGTAGACCAACTAAACAAGATGACCAAACTATATTCAAAGTAAAAGAATTAAGAGATTCTGGTGTAGGCATTAAGAAAATTGCTAAAGACCTTAGTCTTGGCGTAGGTACAATCTATAGTATAATGGAAAAAACCAATGAACCGACCTTTGCGGATATGTACAAGGACAGGTATGATAACAAAACCATATGATTTACCTGTGGATAACTCTGTATAACCTGTGCATAAGTGGGTAGTAACCGACCTGTAGTATACCAGCGAGAATCCGTGACCTATGAGTGGCCAATATAAAATAAAAAAATGTCCGACCTGTAATAAAGAACACCGTAAACGTGGACTATTCTGCGGCCAATCGTGTGCTAATGCTGATAGGCCTGTTACTGATAATATGCGAAGTGCTATGCGTAAGGTCGCCGGCCATTGCTAAACAGAAAATGTTGAATACATCATTGGCCACTATGACCGTTGAAGATTTCGCCGTTGATATACCTGACCTGCCACCTGACCTCTCAGATTGGTCAGAGTATGATAAAGCGTCCGACTGGTAGTTGAAAACGAAAGTTCTCATTTTGCCATAGTGGCCAGCCGCCATGTCCACCCCAGCCGCTTTCGAATGGTACCATTATACCCGAAACCGCTGCTTTTGTCAAGCCCCGGCCGCTACGCTGTTGCAGGCATACAACAGCCAAATAACGCTTGACAAACCCGCTGGTTCTGTTATACTAGCGGTGTGCTGTTGTTAAGAAAAGGTCTAAATGTTATTGAACGATAAGTTACAATGGGTGGGTGCTATATTCATTATAGTTGGCCATTCATTTAATGCCATTGGCCCTAGTGTATATCCATATAATATATTGGCCTTTGCATTAGGTACTATTATGTTTATGATATGGACAATAAGGGTAGATAATCGGCCTCAGTTAATGGTTAATATTGTGGCGATTATTACGTGTATAATCGGTTTAGTGAATGCGTGGAGATAATATAATGGATAATATTAATTTTGAGTTACAAGACCTGGCCCAGGCTTATTATAATGAGATAATCGAGGCTCAATACCACGATATGGTGCAGGAGATAATGGCTGGTTTCTATGAGATAATGGATGAAAGCTGTGAATTTGACCGTTGCCGAGAAGCAACACTTGACCAATCCGGTCAAGTATTAGCTTGACAAACCCGCTGGTTCTGTTATACTCTATCCATAGATTGAGAAAGCAAGAAATGAAATTCAAGTGCAAAACCTGTAATAAGAAATTCTTCAGCAATGTTGTTTTTGAGCAACACTCCTGCGTGAAAGCTTATGACACCAAGTCACTTGAGCAATTGTTGCAAGAATACAACAATGCTAAAAAAAGTGCTAAAAGCGCTTGACATTTGCCTTGGTTTTGATATACTCCATCCATAGTTTGAAATTTTAAAGGAATTCGAAATGACTAAAGTTCTTACCCCCCTCGCCGCTGAGTTAGCCTCTGCTCGTCAATCACTCTCTTTTTTCAAGAGCGAAGTCCAGTATTTGGCCGCAAAGGTTAAACTGGAAAGAATTGATGCCAAGTTGGCAAAGGCTGATGCCCGCCGTGCTCGCCGTGATGCTGCTATTGCAAAGGCTCAGGCTCGCCTTGACCGTTTGATGGCACCTGTTGGTTCTAAAGCCACTAAGGCTAACCGCAAACCTTCAAAGGCAAAAACCACTAAATTTGCTGCTGTTGTGACCGAATTGGAAACAGCAACAGCATAACCACTTTGAGACCGCATGAGGAACTGTGGTATTACAAAGGCCCATGCCAACATGGGCCCTCAGAGTGTAAAGCAAAGGGATCGTATCCCCGAGGCTACCAGTTGAGAAATTACTGGTGAATTAACGAATGGGCTGCCAATGTGAAATGGTGGATCCGAGGACAGACGGTGCAGGACGCTGACAGGGCTGGCAGGTAGTGAAACCGGTGAGCAGTTCATTCGTTAATTGATAGGATAGAATATGACAAGCTATGGTATGTTTACCCCCGAAGGTAATGCTAAGGTTGCTCAAATAGTTGAGTTTGCCAAAGCGCATGACCTTGATTGGCCATCCGTTCTACCAGTGCTGCGTTACCTTGCATGGTCTGACCTGAAATTTGGTGAGGCCATGGATACGGTTGTGCGAGAAGCAGTTTATACCGAATTAGAATTAACCACGGAATTTTACGTATGAAAATTGAGACAGCCATTAAAATCCTGAACAAGGAAAGAGAATTTCTAGGCATGGGCTTTTTAAACCTCCTGTTTGATATACAGAAGGAACAGAGTACCTTCCCAGGCATGGTGTACAGTCCAAAGGTTATAGAGGCCTACAATAGGTTCATGGTGGATGGACAGAAAATGTTTGAGCCTGTTGCAGAAAAACAACACAGCCCAATTAGTGCTTGACATTTACCATGGTTTTGATATACTCCATCCATAGATTGAGAAAGCCAGAAAATGATTGATTTTATTAACGACCACTTTGATTCCACCATCCTTCCCATCCTGTTTGTGCTGGGTTCGGTTGTTGTGGCCCTTGACCTTTTCTTTTGGAGAGCAGTATGAGCAAAATGTCCGACCTTCAAATCGCCATTCAGGAAGATATCCAAGCAGGCCTCCTGTCCTTTGCTGAGATAGCGGAGAAGCATGAGATACCCTTTGATTGGGTGGATAATGTGGCAGCCGAGATGGCCGAACAGTATGACGACAGCATGGACGGAGACTTTGATTCAGCCATGGCCAGTGCAGGCTATGGTACGGATGAGGACTATGGTTGCTACGGTGCTGATGACTATTGAGGTGGTCAAGGAGACGCCAGGAACAGTCCACGGGAGTCCTCTACAAGCAGACTACAATTGTCTAAGGTTGTTACCAGCTCTCACAAACGATGGTCAATCCCTGTCCATCCACAAAGATTTCTCTAAATTTTTTTCCGGCCAAATCCCACTCTAGGAGTATCGATGCCCACTGCTATTTTCTCTAATACGCCTATTGAGGCCCTCGACCAGTTCCGCAAGGACATGGCCGCCAATGGAAAATTCTTCCGTATCCGGTATAGAGGACCTCGAAATACTCCATTGGATTACAGGCGTGGTTATATGTCGAGGCAATCTACTTGCCTCAAGGCCAACGCTAAAACTTACTCTGTTTACCTATACTAGGATTCACTATGAAAATTTATGTACTGGAGAAGTATTCACCCGAAGATGATTATGATGAGGATCGTCTGGTCGACCGCATGTCGGTTTTAAATGTTTTCTCTACAAGGGAGAAAGCAAAGGAATGGATGGATGCCTATATTAGGGAAGAATGGCAAATTGAAGATGATTTCACAGGGAACTTGGAAGATGAAGTTTATCCTGTTGAATTTACGATTAGCTCATATGAGGTTATATAATGGATAATTTCAGCAAGTGGATAGTGTTAATAGTTATTTTACTTTTTATCTTCCACGAAATGACAACCTAATTCTTTTATAATGGAAATTAAATAATGGACAAACAAAAATATCAATATGATATTAAGGAATATTTTGATTACTTGGTCTCTCTAAGGGATTCAGGTGTTACCAATATGATGGGTGCAGGCCCTTATTTGGAACGGGAATTTGGTTTATCTCGCTATGAGGCCAAAGATATTCTATTGGAATGGTTTGAATCGTTTAGGACGAAAGCATGACAAATTCAGAATTGAGAGCAAAGCTCTTGCAGGCACAAGACTTACTGTCCGATGTTTATCATTGGGCAAATGAGCCTCACACCAAGTATACTGGTATGAGGATGAATTCGGAGATAGCCAGTCGAATGAGCATGGCCGACTCTTGCATTAATGATGCCCTTGAGGAACTTGAATGAGCCTTTTATCTCTTATCGGAAGACCCTTTGTGGTCTTTGATCCTAAGAATAAGCAGCATCGATTGTGGTATTTTGAGTTTGTAAAGAAGTCCACATGGGGTCATTGTCCCGTAAGGTTTATGGTGCCTGATGACCAAGGGGATTTGATTACGATGATCCAAAGAACCTTAGTTAAATACTATGTGGAAAAGGAATTCAAATGAACGAAAGAATTAAAGAACTAGCCGCCAAAGCTAATTTTGGCCATATGGAAAACAACACATCAAGTGGTATTACTCCAGATTTGTCTATTGCTATTGCTGTAGGATTAAAGAAACATTTCGGAGTGAAAGAATGAAATCCGATGATGTAAAACGGGAGATTGCCCGTATGGCCGATAACCTTAAACAAATGAATGATTTGAAATTTACGACAGCCGCAGACTATATGGCTGATAAGGACTATGAGGTTGGTACTTTGGAAGAATGTGAAAAATTTGCGGAAAATCGCCGGAAACCTTTTGAAAGAAATGAGTGAATATGAGAAGCTTTGAAATGATGGTAAAATTATTAATGACTTATGAAGGTAAGCCATTGAGCCCCCGTAAAATTGGAGTGAATAATGGAAAAAGTAGTTAGAAACGGTTTAGTGGCGGTTCTTGTATCGCCAGGTTTTGGTGCGGGTTGGTCATCATGGAACCCATTGGTTCGTGAATTGATGTTTGACCCTGTGATAGTGGCTATGGTTGAAGACGGCACAAATGCTGAAACAATAGCGGCTTATTGCGAAGCTAAATATCCAGATGGTTACTTTGGTGGCGCTGGTGATTTGATAGTTGAATGGGTTCCTGTTGGGATCCAGTTTAGAGTACATGAGTATGATGGTAGCGAAACTTTGGAATTCAAAGACGTTATACCTTGGGTAACAGCATAAGGGTTAATATGAATTTTGAATTCGATACTGAAAAAGCAATAAACTTTATAAGAAGTGGTTTTAGAATTGTTCTATGGGTCATGGTAGTTCTTTCCATGTATTTCAATGAATGGTCTCAAGTGATTGCAGCTGCTGTTCTTTTGGCAGTTCTGGAATTAGAAGAAATCAACCAGAAAATGGAGTAATACTAAAGTATTACTTTCCAAACTAGTGGTGGTGCGCTGTTGCATAAAAGCAACAGGGCTCTTGACTTTTTTACCCATTGTGTTAGAATGGTACCATGATGAATAGAAAAAAGCGCTCTGACCGCAACCACGTTTTGTATCGTGTAATCTGCCAAGATACTGGCGATTCTTACATTGGCTTAACTGTAGCACAAGGCCAGGCTTTTGTTCGCTCTGTAAAAGTGCGTTGGCAAAAGCATGTTAGCCGTGCTATACGTGAGGACAAGGATTGGTCAATGTGCCAATTCATCCGTGATAATGCAAATGCTTCATTTACCTATGAAGTTTTGGAAATAGTTCGTGGTCGTAAACCTGCTCACCAACGTGAGCGTGAATTGATTGCCTATTTGGAACCAACCTTAAATACCTTTTAAATGGAGGAAACCACTATGAACAATTGGGATAGAGACAACCTTAATTTCATTTTGAATACAACCGATGAGGCATTTTCTGATTGGATGCTTCAGGCGGATTCGGATGATATAGATTATGCTTTAGAGTTAATATCAAAGCACCGTGAAGAAATTTATCTAAAAGAGTATTTACTTAAATGTGATAGTGTTGAAATTTTAGATACAGAAGAAGCTAGTACAGTATTACAAAAGTATAGGATTTAAATATGAACCTCTGCATGGAAATGCGGCAAAGTGACCGTAAAATGCTAATAGAGGCATGTATTAAATTATATGCAAAAGAATTAAAAATTGATAAGAATGATTTTACCTTAATTGTGTTTTCATCCAAAGACCTTGTTCAAGAGCAAGGCGCTAATGGCATGGCTTCACCAATTTCGGATAAATTATATACTATGGTTTTGAGTTCTAGGATTGACAGCGAAAAGCTAATTGAAGTTATAGCCCATGAAATGGTGCATATAAAACAATTTGCAAAAGGTCAATTAAAACGGATAGGTCGTCAAACCTTCTGGATGGGTAAAAGATATGTTCGCAGCAAAGTGAATTATTACGACCATCCTTGGGAACATGACGCATGGTCGAAAGAAAAGTTCTTGTCGGCTAAAATTTACAAAATATTGAGCAAAGAACATGAAAAATTCGAGCGAAGTCAACGCAAATCGTAACTTACTACAGAAGGACTTACGTAGTCCCAAGTACCGTGAGCGGATTGTCTTGAGCAAAAAGCTGTATAATCGTAAAAAACAACAAAAAAAGGATTTAGTTAATGCAAGCGATAACATTTGACGGGTTTTTCTTTACTCCTGGCGTTGAAGATGGCGAATTAGAGCTGTCTTTTTTCGATTACAATGAAGAAAATCTGAAAAATGCTGAAAAAGTTGAAAATACAGCATATGGTGACAAGTATCATATTGCTTTTTTCAAGCCGGACGGTGAAGGATTTGTAGAATTTGATGAAACCTTTGAGGCAATCTTTGCCGACCCTGTAGCATACGTAGAAAATTTGAATGGTACTGAATTATTCGGTTGTGTTCTCAGAAAAACAACACAATCCGACAAATGGTTCAATAATTACCTCACAAAGGCTAAAGAAAATGTTACAATCCACAACATGCAACTGAAAAAAGGACTTTGAAATGCCAAATTGGTGTAATAATGCGATTGAAATTAGTGGTGATGATGAGCAAATTGATGCTTTTGAACAATACCTGAACGATAACAAAGGTAAAGATTGGTTTGATTTCTTTCTACCGGTTCCGCCTGAACATAAAGATGGTGAAAAGTGGTATCAATGGTCTATTGACAACTGGGGTTGCAAATGGAACTGTGATGCACAAGATTGGCAACGTGAAGAAAATACCATTAAGTTTTGGTTTGATTCTCCGTGGGCACCACCAACTGTATTGTATGAGGTAATGACGGAACTAGGTTTCAATATTGATGCATATTACCTTGAAGAAGGTATTGGCTTCGTTGGTCGCTTTGTTGACGGCTTTGATGATTACAATGATTTTGATTTAGCTGATCCAGATTCTTTGGACACGATTAGTGAAGAAATTCTCGAATATTGGAATTTGCGTGAAAGACAAGAAGATTGGTTAGCTGAACAAGAAGAATGGGATAATGAAGATGATGACGAAAACAAATAATAGTGTTTTCGTGACACTAGTATCAATTGTCGTAATTTTATTAATAATAATTTTTGCGCCAATACTGACTATTTGGTCATTAAACACGCTTTTTACAAATTTAGAAATTCCATATACGATGGAAACTTGGGCAGCAACAGTTATTATAACTGGTGTGATTCAATCAACAAATTTGGGTATTAAATCCCGTAAGGATAAATGAAATGACTGATAATATTGTATTTAATTCGAAAAAAGAGAAAGACTGGCTTTTGACTTTGCTTCGTGAGCAAGAAATTACGGTTAAATTCGTCAAAAAAGACGGAAGTGAACGTGAAATGCTTTGCACATTGAGTGAAAGTAAAATTCCAGCTGAGAAAGCACCAAAAGGTGTTGAAAGAACAGTAAGTGGTGATGTAGTTCCTGTGTTTGATGTTGAAAATCAAGGCTGGCGTAGTTTTCGCTGGGACTCTATTACAGGAATTCATTTCAATTTACATAAATAGAACGCTACGCAGGAAGGTCAAGTGACCCGGACAGTCTCATAAGCTGTACTGAGGGTGGTGCAATACCATCTCCTGCATCCATTAATATAATTACAATAATATGTTACATTTAATAGAATCATTGACCGATAAGTTTTTTGAATTGATTTATCAAGACCCCGTTAGGCCTAATGTGCCTCATGTTGACCGCCTTGGCGCCAACAAGGATATTTTCGTGTTTCGGGATGAAGATGATAAAGTCAAAGCTATTACATGCGTGAGCTATCAAAGTAGCATTCCAACTAAAGAATCGGAATTGTTTGAAACTACAGATAGTCCAAGTATTGCTGTATTTTATACAATTTGGTCTTATGTACCTGGCGCTGGTCGTGCTTTGATTTTTGATGCGGTTCGCCATATCAAAGAAACACGACCAGAAATTACAAGATTCATAACATTGAGTCCTAAAACAGAAATGGCAAAGCGCTTTCACACAAAGAATGGCGCCGGTGTTTATCGTGAAAACGATGAAACGGTTAACTACGAGTATGAGGAAATAGCCTAAAATAATTTAGGCAAATGTCCAAAAAACGCTTGACAAATACTAAATAATAAAGTATAATACAAACATGATGCAAAATTTTAAACTCTCATCGATAACGCTAAGTGCTATGTCACCGACATGGCAGGCCAACTATCGCTGCGAGAATCATGGCTTCATTGGAGCATCAAAGGATCCAGCAGAGGTTTGTGTTTAGACAAATTAGTAAAATAGTTTTTTAATCACAAACCTCAGACCTAAAAAATCTGAGGTTTTTTGTTTTGGGCATCGTCCCTTCTAGTTCTTTAAAAATTTGTAGAGTTAATATATTCCCGAATGGTGTAGTGGTAGCACAGCAGACTTTGACTCTGTTAGTATAAGTTCGATTCTTATTTCGGGTGCCATATAGAAGTATTTTTAGTATAAGACAAAGCGAAAGAAGAAACCTAATCGGTGCACCGATGAAAGTTTCAGAGTTAAATCTCCTTCTATGCCTGCATTTGAAAGTGCTTCTATATGGAAACGTGGTCGAGTGGTCTATGGCTCTAGTCTTGAAAACTAGCGATTCGAAAGGGTCCGTGAGTTCGAATCTCACCGTTTCCTCCAATTTTTAGGAGCTCTTATGAATGAAGATTTGGTTTATCGTTTAAGAAAACGTGCTGAAATTCGCAGACAAATTCCAACAAGAAAGTCTGTGCAAGAAAATGCACCAGATAGAATTGCAGATTTGTTAGAAGAAGCTGCCAACAGAATAGAAGAATTGGAGAGTGGGCAGGATGGTAATGCAGCAGATTGCTAATCTGTCATCGGATTAAACCGGTGAGTGGGTTCGATTCCCACACTCTCCGCCAATGTAGGTGTGTCGCTGAATGGTCAGGCTACGGATTGCAAATCCGTTTTATGCAGGTTCGAGTCCTGTCACCTACTCCATTTGAAAACAAAAGTACTGTCGTTTAAAAACAACAGTACAAAATAAGTTGTTGACAAATTGTGTGGTTCATGTATAATACACACATGTTATTTAAAAAGTTGTAGAGTTAATTTTTGCTCGGTTCGTCTATCGGTTAGGACGCTGCCCTTTCAAGGCGGAAAGACCAGTTCGATTCTGGTACCGAGTACCATTTGTTTTGCTGACGTAAGCCATGAGGGAAACGTCAACCTTGAGTAACTATGTACATAAACGGTAATGCTGCAGCTAAGTCCGTTGAGCATAGCAAATAGTGCGTCAGCAAAACAAATGGTTGTTTGGAGGCATAACTTAACGGCTAAAGTAACTGGCTTTTAACCAGTAAATCAGAGTTCGATTCTCTGTGCCTCTACCAGTAGAATTTGGAGATGCCGCCGTAATGGTATGGCAGGAGACTGTAAATCTTCCGACTTAGGTCACAATAGGTTCGATCCCTATCATCTCCACCAAGTCCCGTTACTACTTTCGTAAAAGTAGCGTTTGATTAGCGATAGAGATCCGGTGGCAGAAAACCGTTAGCGGAGTAATCCTGAATCTGATAGGCAGTATCTCTCTGCACACAGACGTTAGAATAAAAGAGATGGACAGAGTAACTGCTCAATTAAGGGCTTGTGTGGAAACAAGTAGCTTATCCTAATTTAGGTTTCAAAGTGTTCACGGACGCACGCTAGCTTGTCACGCTAGAAGAAGGGGATCGTTACCCCTTGAGACCGCCAAGTTTTTATTCCTTAATAGCTCAGAGGTAGAGCAAACGGCTGTTAACCGTTAGGTCCGTGGTTCGACCCCACGTTAAGGAGCCAATATGGGGACGTGATGGAATTGGTATACGTGTTGGTCTTAGAAGCCAAATTTTGTGAGTTCGAGTCTCACCGTCCCCACCAATTCGCCCTTTTAGTATAATGGTATTACGCCTGTTTTGTAATCAGGTTACGGCAGTTCGATTCTGTCAAGGGGCACCAATTTTATTCGGAGTATAGCGCAGTCTGGTAGCGCATCTGGTTTGGGACCAGAGGGTCGGGAGTTCGAATCTCTCTACTCCGACCAATTCGGGGGATTAGTGATAATGGGAGCACATGTGCTTTGCAAGCATGAAGTAGGAGTTCGATTCTCCTATCCTCCACCATTCAGGTTCAGTAGCACAGCGGTAGTGCAATTGCTTCATACGCAATAGGTCGTTGGCTCGAATCCAACCTGAACCACCAAGTTACGGGCGATTAGTAAAATGAATATTACACAAGGCTACGAACCTTGAAGTGGGAGTTTGATTCTCTCATCGCCCTCCAGAACCAGCCGAGGTAACGCTTGGCTACTGTGACACGCAGGAAGTGAAGTGAGTTCGTTACTCAAGTGTGGTACTACTCTTACCAAAGTAGCGTTGGCAATACGAGAATTCTTTTTGGTCGGGAAGCGGGTGGAAGGTACGTGTGGGGGTTATGATAGCGTCATATCTCGCTGTACTATAATTACCGCCGCAGAAAGAAAGCAATGCCGTTGTAGCTCAGAGGAAGAGCATTCGCTTGATAAGCGAAAGGCCGACATTTCGAAATTGTCCAACGGTACCAATTTTATCTCGCTGGTGTAATGGCAGCATCACGGTCTCCAAAACCGTTGGTCGGGGTTCGAGTCCCTGGCGGGGTGCCAAGTTTTAAAGGTTGTCAATATGAAAAAATTCGATATAGATGAAGTCAAACAGTTCCTTGCAAAACAAGGACCAAACACCAAAGTATATCTTGGTGCTGATTCGGAAAGAATCAGAGTAAATGAAGTTTGGTATGCGGACTATGCTCTAGCAGTTGTAGTTCATATTGATGGTTGTCATGGCTGTAAGATTTTCGGTTTTGTTGACCGTGAATTGGATTACGACCATAAGAAAAGTAAACCTGCTATGCGTCTAATGACAGAAGTGTATAAGGTTTCAGAATTGTTCCAATCACTACAGGATGTGTTGGAAGATTTTCATGTAGAAGTTCATTTGGACTTAAACAAGTCAGATGAGTTTGGTAGTTCTTGTGTTGTTCAGCAAGCAATTGGTTATATCAAAGGTACATGTAATATGACACCGATGGTTAAACCTGATGCGCCTGCGGCTTCATTCTGTGCAGACCGGTTAAAACGGATTCTAGCAGAACAGGAATTGTCAACTATATAAAAATATGCGGGATTAGTTTAGTGGTAAAACGGCAGTCTTCCAAACTTCAGTTATCGGTTCGATTCCGATATCCCGCTCCAGTTTATGCAGTTGTTAGTTTAGTGGCAAAACCTCGGGTTGTGATTCCGATATCAAGGGTTCGATTCCCTTACTTCTGCCCATTTGCATCGTTAGCTCAGCGGTAGAGCAGCGCCCTTACAAGGCGAAGGTCAAAAGTTCAATCCTTTTACGATGTACCAATACCAATTTAGCTGATGTGGTCATAGCAGCGGTCTGAAGAACCGATGAAAGTGGTTCGATTCCACTAGTTGGTACCAATTTGCGATTGTGGTGGAATGGTATACACAGCAGACTTAAAATCTGCCGCCTTGTGCATGAGGGTTCGAATCTCTCCAGTCGCACCAAATTAACTCTACAAATTTTTCTGGCCTTAGTATAATGGATAATACAGTTGCCTTCTAAGCAATCAATACAGGTTCGATTCCTGTAGGCCGGACCAAATACACGACCGTGGCCAAATGGTTAAGGCAGCAAACTCATAATTTGTTGATTGCAGGTTCAAGTCCTGCCGGTTGTACCAATTTTTCATGGTGTGGATAATGTTCTTCCATATGGCAATTGTGACATAACACAACACATTTATTACATTCACTAACTAAAACCTCCCATTTAGTGTTGGCACACTTTCGTATATCAATTTGAAATGATTTGTCTTTCAAGTGATGAAAACATAAACCTGAATAATTTTTGTTGTATCCACATTTTGAACATTTACCACCCAGCCTTTCCAACAATTTCTTTTTTATTTCCAATCCTCTTTCACTTTGTTTAGTGTAATTTTGGTGTTTAAGATTTATATCTTTTTGTTTGCATTTAACAGAACAAAATTTCTGTTGTTTGCCTGTTAGTACGTTGTTACAAATTTTGCAGTTCATTTTACATATCTCCTATACAACTATATATAATTATGAGTATTTTCATAATCTAATTGTAATTTTTTAAACACCATATATAATTAATGCTTGTGAAAAACCTTGTCTTATCAATTCTACTGTTAACAACAAACGCCTTTAGTATGAGCCTTACTGCTCATAGTTGGTTGGTTGCGGATGGTGATGGTAAAATTATTCAAAGTGAAAATGAACAAGAACAAAGGTCGATAGCATCTATCACTAAAATTATGACTGCAATGGTCATAATCGATGCAGGCCAAAATCCAAAAGAAAAGATAGGAAACTTTACAAGAGAGCAACATATACAATTGGCTCTTGTAAAGTCGAGCAATGAATCGGCTATTCTTTTATGTGATAAGTATCCTGGCGGTAAAACGAGTTGTATTAGAGATATGAATTCTAAAGCTGTTGCACTTAATATGCCTAACACCAGGTTTGTTGAGGCATCAGGTTTAAGTCCAATGAATATTAGTACGGGAAAAGATTTGATTGAATTGGTGCTTGCTGCAAGTTACTACCCTGAGATTGTGCAAGCAAGTAGTACACCACAAATAAAGATTCAAATTAAAAAGCAATGGTTCATTTTCAATAACACAAATCCAATTATTGGTAAACGCCACAGGTTCATAGTAAGTAAAACGGGATTAACAAATGCGGCCGGTGGCTGTATCGTAATGTTATTAGAGACAGACGTTGGCCGCAGACTTGTTGTGGTACTCGGTTCTAAGAATACTAGAACACGAATACCAGAAGCTGAGTTTATTGCTTTACAGAATAATTGGCAACCATAACCAAATACCTTGGCTCATTAACAAAGCAGATAGTGCGCCAACGGCAATACTTGCAACATACAATGCAGGTGCAACAGCTAAGATACTAGCTGACAATAACACAATAGCAATTTGAAATCCAGAACCAGCAAATGTCATCCAAGGACCAGACTTGCGAATTTCATCACGTTCTGCTTCAAGTGCTTTTGCTTTAGCAAATAGTTCTTTCTTACCTTCACCTGTTGCAGGCTCAGATTCATATCTGTTAATTTTAGCAGTTAACTTATCAGCCTTCTCAAATTGTTTTCTCTCAATAGCATCATCTCTTGCCATTTCAGCAAGAGTTTGTTTGATAGACTTGGCCTGAAAAAATGCCCAAGTATCATTAGCCTTAATTGTATTGTTTAATACTTTACTAGAATTGCCACTAGCAATGTAAGTATTAATGGCCAACAAAGCAGCCAAAACAGTAATAAGCCATCCTGCTTTGTCTTTGATTTGAGCTTCTCGCTCACTTCTACTAAGAGGTTTCTTTTCTTCTGACATATTACATCCTTTATTTTTTAGCAATCATTGCTTGTATTTTTTCTTGCATCATTTTAGCCCAAAATGGTTGTGGAAAATTCCAACCTATAAATGCACCTACTGCTATCCAAA